TAGGTGTTGAATTGGGTACTGCGCGAAAATTTCTTCTCGCAACTTGTTCTCCGTGTACGAATCTAGCTTGTCCACTTTCACGCGGAGAATGGTGAAGAAGTCTCCGAACTTGTGCTTCTTCGATAACTCCTCTATCTCGTCAATGGTTCCTACGACATGACGGATGCCTTTTCCGATAGGCTTTTTTACCATGTCGATTTTACCGTCCCGAATATACAACTCGTGAACAAATTTCTGTGCGTTCGCCTCACCAAATGTATTGGAGTATTGTGTTCCAAGCACGACGACATTATCATAGATTTTTGGCTTGTGGATATGCCCCAAAAACGCCATAGGCTTTTTCTTAAAATGCCACTTCTTTACTCTAGCCTCATATGCGTAGTGTCCGTTCGACACACAGCCATCAAAGCCGAAGTGACCGAACACAGGATTTTTCGTAGCTTTTAGGTCTGCGATGATTCTGTCTTCATCCTCGTAATGAGGAATGAAATCAAAATTCACGTCCCCAAGCCGAATTGTTTCCGTGTCCTTTACAATATGTGCAAGGTCGGAAAACAGGGACAGAACTGTGTCAGAGGTTCCATCTTTTCGAAGAGTATCGTGATTGCCTCTATTAACAATAATGTTTTTACATGTAATGTTTTCTAGTATGTGGCGAAATGCGAGAAGCTCTTCACTTCTGGGGTTTCGTCTTTCGAAGACATCTCCGTTGATAACAACGTACTGACACGGCTTACTGTTGGTTAGGTGTAGCAGGGTCTCAATTTGCTTTTCAAGAAACCCAGGCATATAGTCTGACCTTAGGTGAAGGTCCGTGAGAATAACAACTCTACTGGTTCTGGACATATTCAGTAATTTCTTCTTCGTTGATGAGTCTGCCGTCAGTATCAAATTCGGCTTCTATCAGGTTACCAAAGGAGCTTCCTGCTTCAACATCAACAACGAAGGGTACAACAAAATCTAGACCATAAAAACCTTTGAAGTCGTCGGTACTTTGTAGTACGTACTTCATCAACTCCACGGTCTTTTTCATATCTTTGGGAGACACTTGAACCTCTACAGAGTCGTGAACGGTTGCAAGAATCTCGGCATCTAGACCTGTCTTAGTTAGATACTTTTGCAGACGAAGAATCGAATGCAACATCAAATCGGAGGCAGAACTTTGAATCACAAAGTTCATACCTTGTCTCAACGCACGGTACTGATACTTTCTGTTTGGGCTGTTCACATTATCAAGGTGGCGTCGCCGACCAAACAAACTTACCGCGTACCCATTTTCGCGAACGAACTTATGGACAAAATCAATCCACTTGAATACGTTTGGGAAAGAGGTTTGGTATGCCTTAAAAATATTTTTGCAGTAGCCTACATCCTTACCAATCTGTTGAGATAGCTTATGCGGACCTCCTCCATACACAATGAGGAAGCTTACGCTCTTTGCGATTTGTCGTTCCTCTTTGGTTACTTCCTCTGCTGGCTTGTCAAACACGAGGGACGCAGTAAACCTGTGAAGGTCTTGCCCTGAGTTGAACGCTTCGATGAGGTTCTTGTCTCGGCAGCACTGTGCCAGCACACGAAGCTCTGCTTGAGAGAAGTCGGCGGCGAGAAACACTTTGCCTTCATCAGCCCTCATCATACTGCGAAGATTAACTTCGTCGTCCTCTTCGGGTCGTGGCAAGGTGTGAAAGGAGATTCCTTTCTTGTGTTTCGGGGACACCTGATAGGTGGAGCAGCTTAGGCGACCAGTAACAACATTTCCGAAGTTGTAGCTTGAGTACACGCGATTATCCTCGTTGTACTCAATCGCCTTCTCAACACCCTTCACATAGGTTTTGTGTTGCTTTACGCGAGCCTTGTGCCGAAGCAAAAGCTCAATGTACTCCTTTGCGTCACCCTTTGCGGAGGCGGCTACACTCGTGAGATGTGCTTCAGTGATAGCGGGGGCTTTGGTCTTTTTAGAGAACTCGGTGGCTCTTATACCAAAGCCCTCTTTCGAAAACAACAGAATACCCATATCCGCATTAGACCTTGGGTTGATACCGTCAATTGGTGACAGTTCCCTCAATCTATCTTCAAGCTCTTGTATTTCTTTTTGCAGAATCTCATCAAATCTTGAAACACATTGGTTATCTACAAGAATACCTCTGTGTTCTACTTGAGCAGCAATAACAAGAATCTCCTTGAGAAGCTTTTCATAAACATGAACCACTCCTTTGCTTCTCATTGTTGGGGTCATAAGACGATGCGCTCGTAGAGTGAAATCAGCGTCCATCGAATTGCCTACGGACATATCATCCAAAGGCATATTCTCCCAATCATGGGTTCCTCCGTTCGTTACAGTTAGCATGAAAGTGTTTCTAGGATTCTAGCGGTTACAAGGTAAGGGTCGCATGACGCGGCAGGTCGGCGGTCTTCAAAGTACCCACTGCCTTCGCGGTCCACATGAGCCGGGACGCGAACGCTTGTAGAGCGGTTAGCTACCGCCCAGGAGAACTTATTATAGTCTGAGGTCTCGCAATCCCCCACCAATCTTAGCTCGTTTCCCGGACCATATACTTCAATGTGCTTGTCGTGAGTTTTTTTGAACTTCGCCATAATCTTAGGCAGACCTTTCAGGCTTTCCCGAGTTTCCGGAGTTGAAATATTCACATGACACCCCGCACCATTCATCGTAGAATAAATCTTGGGGTGGTACGAAATACGCATGTTGAACTTCTCCGAGTTTCTTTCGTTAATAAAGCGAGAAATCCAAAGGTCGTCGCTCGCCTCAAGTGCTGTCTTGGGAAGCGTTTGATATTCCCACTGAGAAATCATCACCTCGGCGTTCATTCCGAATAGTTTGATTCCAGCGTCATGGCACTTCTGAAGATGCTCCTCCGCAATCAATCGCCCGACAACTCGGCCAGACCCATTACCGCAATAGAACTCTCCTTGAGTCATTGCGTCCTCCGGTACTAGCGGGTTCTGCATCGGGTCAGTTACGGTGTACTCTTGCTCAAAGCCGAACCACACATCGCCTTCGTCCATTTCACGCAGCTTTGCTCTCGTGTTGGTTTCGTGTGGAGTACCGTCAGGATTGTAAACTTCGCATAGAGCGAGATAGCCCCGCTCTTTGAACGGGTTCATATAAACTCTTACAGGCTTCAGCAGACGGTCAGAGTTGTCTTCAGTGCCTTGCATAGTGCTTCCACCATCAAAGCTCCAATCAGGAATGGTATCACCTTCTACGATGCGTACCTTCGAGCGAATCTGGGGCATGTCGTCGGAACCATCCAACCAAATGTATTCTACAGTTTTCATAGGTCTAGTATCTTTCTAGTTCTTGTGGGAAGAACTCCTTCACCAAGTCCATCAAACCATGGGGTAGGTTTTCATCGATGAGAGAGTGCATAATCTTCGTATCACCGATGTTATTAAAGTCGGAAATTCCAAAAGTGAGCAGGAATTTAATGTCGAATTGGCAATTATGGAAAACCTTTTCGATGTTCTTGTTCGCCATGAGCGAACTTAGTCGGTCTTTTACAATCTCAATATCTGAGTCGATAAAGGGGGACTCTCGGTGATAAATCGGGATAGTGAATGCTTTGTTTTCGTCATACGCAAAAGCGATGGTAGACATTTTATCCTTCTTGAAGTCCAGTCCCGTAGTTTCGATGTCCACCCCAAGCACAGAATGCTGTTCGGCTATATCCATCATTTCATGGACTTCTTGGATGGTTTTGCATAGCTTATAGTTTGTCCCATCAAACTTGTTCTTGTTTAGGATAAACTTATCGTAAGCATTATCCACATCCTGAACAAACAGCTTGCGTACCTTTGGTTCAAGGAACAGCACCTCTGCGTCGTAGGTGGGGACGACTTTGTACCCTTCGAAATCAAACTCTTTCCCGCGCTTATTGTACAGACCGGACTTCTTGAGAAGGGTCTTCATCGCCACATTACCGAGCGGGATGATTAGGTCCGGTTCTACTTCACGAATATCTTCATACAGGAATGGGCGGTGACGCTCGTAGTCCGCAGTCGTCAAGTCATCCTCTTTTGTGTTTGGCTCGCGGATAGCCGGAATGAATTGGTAGCTACCTTCGGGAACAGAAGTGTTTTTGAGTAGCTTCATGATGATGGCGTATTCGTTGTCACTAAAATCATACAACGACCCACGCTCACGATACTGGCACGGAGTAACGAAGACAATCTTTTCGGTTCCTACGGGAAATGCCGAATAATCTTTGGATTTTTCGGTTTCTCCAAAAGATTCAATAAGTTTTTCTAGGTCCATAGTATATTATACGGTATGCCTAAAGGCAAAAAGAAACATTATATCAATAACAAGAAGTTTGAGGAAACTATTTTTAATTACTTAGACAACCCTCAAGAATATGAGGACGAGTTGATTTCTCAACTCGACCTCTTAATTTCTAGTATTCTTACATCCTTTAAGTTTAAGGTTGATTTTGACGACGCAAAGCAGGAGTGCTTTCTTCTATCTTTAAAAGTCCTAAAAAACTTTAGCCGAGAAAAGGGGTCCGCGTTCAACTACTTTACGACTGTCATCGTGAACAACTTGAAGCTTATCTATACTAAAAACAAAAAGTATTACGAGAAGGTTCAAGAGTACCGTGACAAAAAAATCAAGACGTTTCTGGATGAAGAACTTTAAAGTAGTCGTAAACCTTCGGGTATTCAACATCCACCGAAGTCTTACCTTTGGAGAAGTGAACCAGTGATGGAGCAGAAGAAATTGAGAAAGTGGCGAACGCGGCTGGAAGATTCCAGCTATCAACGATGTACATTTCCTCAGTCCCCTCCTGTTCCCCCCATTCTTCTGCAAGCTCTAGAATCCTATCGCAGTATTTGCACCACGGGGACACGTAAAGCACAGAAAAGGTTTCAGTTTTTCTTCGCTTCAGAACCTCGTTTAGCTCAGGCTCAGTCGTTAGAGTTCTCAGCAGTCTCATCTTCTTCCTCGGCAGCAAGCTCCTGTTCAGCCAGCTTGGTAGCGGCAGCAACTTGCTCCTCACTTACCTGTGACAGCACAGCCTCAATTTCCTCTTCGGTCATATTCTCCACACGCTGGTTAAGTTCCTCGGTAATGGAGTGGATGCCCTTAAAGAAAAGAATTCGTGCAAGGAGGTCGTCTCCCATGGTATCCCCAGTAAGAGCAGCTTTTAGGTCTCCCCACTGCTTCGTCTCTTCCTGGTTCAGTTTAATATATAACTTCATTCGTCTGTTATTTTGTTTGAGTTTAAAGTTGCCAAAATTTTCTCCATCAACCTTAAAGTTGATTGTTTGAGTGTCGGCGTTCATGACCTATTATAGTACCCATGTCTGATAATATCGAAGATGTTTTAGGGGTTGGCGAGTTCTCCAAGAAGAAGCGAGTCAACAGTAAGCGCAAAGGGGCGACCTTTGAACGGAAAATCGCCACTATGTTGAACGAGAGGTTTCACACCAAAGAGTTTAGTCGAACTCCAGGGTCGGGCGCTTTCGCTACCACCCACAAAAACCTGCCTGAGAACTTGCGTATCCAGGGAGACCTTATCACTCCTGACTGGTTCAAGTTCGTGGTTGAGTGTAAGAACGGATATGACCTACAGATTGATGATTTGTTCAAAAGGAAAAGCGACTTCTGGTCTTTCATCAAACAAGCACAGAGGGACGCTCAGGGCGCTAACAAGGAATGGATGGTTGTATACCAGAAAACTCGTCGAATGGCGCTGGTAATCGTTCCTAAGCGTTACAGGGCAACGCCAGAGTTAGTTCTAAACGACACGTACTTTATCTATCCGTTGCATGAGTTCCTGAAGCTGCCGAACGAAGTCTTCTGCTCTTAGGGACTCGGTCTTTTTGAGAGCTTCCATTTTCTTCATGCGGGACATCGCGGACTTCTTATTCGTGGTCGCGTCTTGAATGGGGGTTCCTTCTTTGAGACGGAGACCAATAGTGCCTAGCGTATCGCCTTCTTCTCCCTCGACAGACATTTGAGTTTCTGTAAATCGTAGAGTGCCTCCGTTAAGAATTTGGTCGTAAACGGGACCAAGGACATCGGTCTCCATAGCCATGTAGGTTTCGCCCCCACTGTTCAGAGCTAATGCTTGTCGCTCACTTGACGCTGCGGTAGAGAGATACTCTAGAGCCATGTTCTCCCTGAACCCTGGAGTGTTTTGGTTGCTTTGTCTCCAGGCTTGAGTAACGATAGGAAGTAGCTCCTTTCTGGCTGATTCTTTCGCGTCAGGGTCTTTAATCTTGTTAAACTCTTCTAATCTATCAAAGAATCTTCTTTGTCGAACAGAGTCTTCATATCCTAGTTGGCTGAGACGCTCTAGGGCGACGTCGCGAATAGCTCCGGGTTCAGCAGCCGCAATATTGGCAATAAACGCATCAACGCTTTTTACTTCTTCCTCTCTGGCTTTGTCCGCAGCTTTTAGAATATCTTCTGCTGACCTTCCGCTTTTATCAATCTTTTCAAGCAGTCTTGAATGGTCCTCTCTTACCATTCGTACATCCTCGTTGGCTAAGTCTCTGGCGAGCGCCAGACCCATCTTTCCGTTATAAATAACTTTGCCTCCAGAGTCCTGTTTAAGGGATATTCTTAGTTCTCCAGACTCATGCTCCCTTCCGGGAACATCGTACTTTTTATCCATGAGAATGTCATCGTAGGCTTCAATACCTATGCATTCAGCTTGAACATCAGCGGTAACTTTCTTGCCGCCTCTGCGTCCCGTAACACCCCCCACTTTCTTGAAGTTTTTGCAGTCAGGGAAAGCCTCAACTAGATTTTTAAACTGCTGAAGCGACTGCGCCAACATGGTCGCAACAACTTTCTGTTCGTCTGGGTTTTCAATTCCGCTCAAAAGAGCGTTTACGTAACGGTTCATACCTTCTTCGGCAAATGTTGCAACCTCTAACTCGTCCAGGTCTCCACCGAGCCTTTCTGTCATTACTCTGGTGAATAGAGCAGTATTAAACTTAGAACCCATTTCCCCTGCGATACGTTTAAGTTCCTTGGCTGCTTTCTTCGAGTCTTTCTCCACGTAAAGCACATGGGCTACATTTACCATCGACTCCTGCAAATCGTTGACAATAGCATTGAAAGCGTTTGTTTCTGAGGAGTCTGCGCGACCTCGGATAATGAATGGTTTCCCGTTAGGGGCTTCGTTCTCTTCAAGAATCGTAAGGGCTTGGTAAATCGGGCTTTTCTCTGTTCCTATCTTGAGACCGTACGCTTCTTCGTCTGTAGCGGCGTCATCTGCGAGAGCGCCGCACTTGGTCCACAGCCCTACATCCTTTCCAGTGCCTCTAAACTTAAAACACTTTTGTACAAAATCAACATCATCGGGGCGAATAGACTCACCTCTCTTTACGCGGTCTGCGATGTCCAGCGCACGAATAACATTTTGGTTTAGTTCTTTTGCCCCTTCAATTGTTTCTTGTGCTGGTTTCGCGAGACCGAATCTTTCTGCGACTTTTCGTAGTTTTGTGACGCCGCCCATGCCAAGGGCTTGTCGGGAGAATGCTTTTAGTTTGCTAGGGTCATACCTAAGCCCATAAGCGTCAAAAGCTGCTGTAAGCTCTGCTTGATTCTCATCTGCGACAGCCTGAACGAACTGTTCTTGTCCTGTTACGGGAAGTTCCGGGTTTAGCTGCTGGGGCTGTTCCTGTTCGGCGTCAGCTTTCGCTTGGTCTCCCATGTCGGGTTTCTCAGCCCCTAGCTGGTCCTTTTGTTGCTTATAAAGATTTACCAGAGCTTGCCAATCCGATAACTGGAAGGACTCGCCTTGCGGTTTGTCTCCCCCAGCATAACGAACGACCTCAACGCCCTCTCCGGTCTTGTAGGAGGCGGCAGCTTTTCCGGTCTGCTCACGAGCGAATTTCGCGGCTTCGGCTGCGTCGTTCTTCTGTGCGGGGGTTTCTATTCCAGGAGGAAGGTCTGCTGGAGCCAGCGGTGCGAGCATGCCGATGAAGTCCTGGGGGTTTTTGGCAGCGGGTCCACCACGACCCTCGACCACAGTCTCACAGCTGTCGTAATACGCTTTCAAGAACTCGGACTTGTCCATAGTATATGATAGTAGGCTCCCCTAGTATTTACCAGAGAAGCCTACAAAAAGTGTGATTTTACACTAGATGGCTACTGGGGAGAGTACGGTGTCGATGTCAGAGTTCTCGGTGAACTGTACAGCGAAGTCGTAGCGCAGAGTCATCTCGATAGTATGGAAATCGCTAGTGGCGTAGTTATACTCACCAAGTTTCCATCCTTTGGGGTAGCAGCCATAAAGGTTGACATGAGTTCGTGGGTTACGGTGAGCATCCAACTGGAAGATAGTTACAGTCTTCTTAAAGATAGGAGCTTCGGTAAGTCCTGCGAGTCCCTCAGGGCTTTGGTTTACTTCACTAGTGCCGTTACCAATACCGCCATAGTGAACACCGTAGACCGGGTCATAGACGCTTCTCATCCACGCGAAAAGAGCATCGGCAATATCGCCTTTGATTAGGTTGTCAAAGGTAACCGTGATTTCGTCGGGAGAAGGCTTGCCTGGATAGTAGAACTTCTCGTTTACACGATGGACTTCCACATCTTCAACCGCAAATCCTGGTTGGGTGATTTGCTTGCATGCAAGAGTAAGTCTATCTTGGTTATCGAGACCAGGAACATTGCCAAGTGAGCCAGCGAACTTAGGGATTTGAATCTCCCAAGAGTAAGAACGGAAGGACTCAAGTGCATGAGATAGTCTTGGAGTATCAGCAACGAGGGACGCTGCTCTGTCTACATAGTAGGAACCATTAGCCATTTAAGTTTTACCTCAGTATTATATAGTGGTTATAGTGCGGCTGACTGATTTGTCAGGTTGAGTTCGAAGACCAGAATTTCAGCAGTCTTGGTGGGCTTAATCATTACCTTACACCAAAGCTCGTTTCGGTCCACGCGAATAGGGGTGTTAGTGGTCTCATCACAGATGACCTTGAACTGAGTAATACCTCGTCTCTGTTGAATGTCGCCCAGAGCGGGGGTAAGAACATTTCGTATGGCTTCCCAAGTGATGGGGTCGTTTGGCTCGAAGACGAATCGGCGAGTTGCCTGTAGTACCAATCTGCGAAGATAAATCATCAGTCGGCGTACATTGATTCTGTCTAGAGCAGTAGGCGCTCTTTGACCAGTTCTTTGACCGTAGATGACAATGCCGTCAGTAGTAAACTTGGTAATTGGGTTTACGATGTTTCCTGGACCGTACAGTGCGTCCCTGTCTCCGAGGTTGAGTTTGACCTCAACATCGGTGGGCTGAGTTAGGCGACCGCGAATAAGACCAGCGGGAGCGAACCAGGGGTCGGCTACCCCGTCAGTAAAGCACATCTGACGAATCGCGTAGATGGCTGGGTCGTAGAACTGGTCAGTTCCGTTGAAGGCGTTGAACTGTTTTACCCATGGCCAATATACTGCGGCGTAGCTACTGTTAATGGAAGCGGTTCTTCCGGTTGCTTGACCGTTAGTCCAATCAATGGCTTGTTGTGCGCCACGCAAACCGACTGGAGGTGATACTACCGCCAAGAAGTTTTGGGTGCTTTCGGCGAGAGTAATTAGAGCGTTTTGTACAGCTTGGTCGGAGACCCCTGGAACAACAGCCATGGAGATGGGTACATCTTCCGCGTCAAGGGCGTTTAGACCGTCCTTGCGAGCGGCAGTTCCAATAAGAGCGCCGCGAACAGTTGGGTCTGACATATCTCCGCCAACATCCTCGGCATCGCCGTTGTTTCCGGCTTTAAAGTCGTAAGTGCCAGCGGCAAGACTCAAAGTGCGGAAGGTTTTGGTCTGGTCTTTCTTGTAGGTGTTGCCAGGACCGTGAACATAAGAACCTACGATTGAAGCGTCGTCGTACGCGGATGTTGGCGGAGTCCAGGTGGGGATACCGGACACAGTAGCATTGTAGGCTTCGGCATTAGTAAACCCGGCACCATCAGCCCCAAAGGTGTAGAAGTTACCTTTCACATAGTTAGAGTTAGCGTTGGCAAGACTCTGCGAGAGAATATCTTCTGGCCAGACAGTAACGGTGCTAGACTCATAGGAGGTTGGTTTTTCAACGCCCATCAGATAGGTCTCTTCAAGTCCGCCGTCTGAGTTAATATTAACAAAGAAGTTTCCGTTGTTTTGTTGTCCTACGCTAGCCTGAAGACCTCTGAATTGAAGACCTCCTTGATAGTTGATGGCGGAGTAGTTGTATCCTTTTCCTGGGTATAGTGAAGCTAGTTGGTATCCTCCCTGTTGACCAGAGATGTCGAAGGTTACACCACTTGCGGTGTTGGTTGCTCCAAGAAGACCGGAAGCGGTTCCAACATCGGATTCGTCGGACTTAATCGGAACAAAGAGAGAAGAGCCAGCGTAGGCGCCGTCGCCGAACAGGGCTGCTGAGTGAGCAGTTTCTGCTGTACTAAGGTTTTGGAAGGTAAGGTCAGTTACGTCAATGGGGGTGGCTGAAAGGTAAGTTCCGGCATAATCTACCCCGGATGCGTAATAAGTATCAAGAGTTAGGTAAGACCCGTTACCCCCTTCCTTGGCGACAATCATGCCACTGCCGTCACCGTAAACATTGGGCGCGAAAGTAACGGAACCGTTGGTGGCGTTGAAAGCCGCTGCGAAACCTGCGGCGGCGGCGTTAGTTTTGTGGGTGTTGTCGGCGTCCCACTGAGTCTTGGTTACTGCTGGGAAAGCGGTTCCGGTGCCGCTAGCTCCTGGGCGGTCCCTGTAGATGTATACAGAAGTGGCGACATCCTCAACAGCAAGACCGTCTCTGTCATAAGCGCGTAGGTCAAGACGGTATACAACGTTGGATGAAAGTTGAGAAGTTGCAAACTCAATATGTGGCTTGGTTACGAGAGGTACAACGTTATTAGCACCTTTCGCAGTGTCGGTTGCAGCCCGAACAAAGTAAACTTGATTAGTTCTTTGTAGAATCTGTAGAGCGCCATAAACGCCCTGACCTCCAGTAACCAGTTCAGGAGTTCCGAACCGCCGAATCAGGTCAGCGGGAGTGGTTACTAGGGTCGCCTCGTCTACAGGACCGCGAGACGCGAAGCCAACTACACCTACGATTGAGGGGTTTACTGATGGTGCGTAATCAGAAACATCCTTCTCAATGGTGTAAACACCGGGGGAAACGAAATTTGCCATGTCTTACCTTTTAAATGATTTGAAGAAGCTGTCTTCTTTGAAGTTCCAAACAAGTGTCTGTAATGCTTTTTTCCGGGACGGAAATGGTCTTATTTGGGGTCATGAAGATATGCTTGAAAAGCCCTCCAGACTTAATAACGATTTCCAGTCCTTGACCAGACACATTTGTTATGGTAACCGATTTCATAAAACTTCCTCTATGTATATTTAGAGGAACACCCCTCGAAAACGGTGATTATTTAGGTATTTTGTTGTGGCTACTCTAACAAGCTCTCGGAGTAGGTCATCAATGGCACATACACAGAACATCGTCCATTGGCAAGACTAAACCCTGTGTTACAGTCTGTCCAAAAAGGAACCGTTTCAAAGGTCATTTTGGTGGGGTCAGAAATTGGTGCGGGGTAATAAGTGTGGTTCTTTATTTTGACCCCCAATCTATGTCCAGCTTTAAACTTGTAGCATTGGAATCTTCCTACGGAGGACACCGAGGACAACCCGAAACCGTCTTGGTGCCAAGTAAATGAGCCTTGAGAAACTACCCTCGGGTT